ACCTCAGTTTATCTGGGGTTTTTTTATGTTTAATATTACAATAATGTTAGTATTATGTTTTTTGATTTATGGTAAGTAATTTATCAGCACTAGATAGGCTTAGAAAAGCTGCAAATCTTGAACCTGTAAAAAAAGAAATTGAACTGTCTGATGGTTCTATTTTTGAAATGTATGTTAGTCCATTAACAATGGCAGAAAGAGAAAGAGCACAAAAACAAGCTAAAAGTGATGATGCTAATGCTTTTGCTTTACAACTATTAATTGCTAAAGCACAAGATGAAAATGGTAGAAAAATTTTTAACGCAGCAGAAATTGATATATTAAAAAACGAAGTAAAAGATAGTGATTTACAAACTTTAATGCTTGCTGTTATTAATTCAGACGAGGAAGCACCCGACCCAAAGAATTAGCTGACCAACTGAAGAGAGATAATCTCATGATGTTACAGTTTGGTGTGGCAAAAGAATTAGGAAAAAGTCTTGTGGAAGTTAGAAGCATGACTATGGAAGAACTTGTCGGTTGGAGTGCATACTTTTTAATTTTGAATGAAGAACAAGAAAAAGCATTTGAAAAAGCAAAACGAAGGAGATAAGCTAGAATAAAGTAACCTTTTATTGTTTAGTCGTGGCAACTAGAGCAGATATTGAAATTGCTGTAAAAGGTATAAGAAAACTTGAAGAAGCAAAGAAACAGATAAGAGATCTTAATAAAGAAATTAATAAATCAAATAAACAGATTACTAAAGAGGCCGAAAAACAAGGTGCTGTTAGAAAAGGTAATAGAAGTGCTGTCGGTGCTGCAAGTCAAGTTAGAAGTATAAATACATTAAATAAAAACCTTGCAAAAGCAACTAGAAATTTTAATCGAGTTGCATTAGGTACAGATGATGCAACTAAAGCAGCAATTCAATTAAAAAAAGCTCAAGATGCTTTGAATGTTGCTTATGCTCAACAAAATGATTTATTAGGTAAGAATGTACAAGCTCAAGGGGCATTCAGTAGATTATCAGATAGACAATCACGAAATGCAGCAGGACAAAGAACAGGATTGAATAATCCTATTGGAAGATTCATGGCTGATCGTGGAGCAACAAGAGGTTTTGATAGAGAGAGTGCATTAATAAGTGGTGCTTTTCCTTTATTATTTGGTCAAGGGCCAATTGCTTCATTAGCTGGTGGTCTTGGTGGTGGTATTGGTGGAATGTTTGGTGGTATGGGTGGTTTTGCAGGAGGTATTGCAGCTACAGCACTTGTTCAATCGATACAAACTGCTTTAGATGCTATTACGAAACTTGGACAGGCTATGAGTCCATTTGCTCAAAATACTGAAGCAGTAACAGCAGCATTAGGATTGCAGGGATCAGCAGAAGAAGCTCGTATAAAGCAAATTGAACAGACTCAAGGAAAAACAGCAGCTTTTAATGCCTCAATGAGACTAATGGCAACTGAAATAGGCCAAAGAGGTGTAGATTCTTTAAAACAATTTGGAGAAAATACAAGATTATTAACAAGTTCATTTACTTTAGCAATAACAAAATTACAAGCATTTACAGCAGGAATAGTAAACTTTGTTGCGAGGATTACTGGATTACAAGCTGGATTAGAAGCTGATGCAGCTACTAGAACAGTTGCAGCAGCAGCAGGAGAAGGGAATGTAGAAGCACAGGCTTTGGTAGATAGAAGAAAAGCTGCTGAATCTCTAAGAGGTCAGGGAGGTGAAGGAGCTAGAAAAAAAATATTATTAGATCAAATTAGTGCAGAAGAAAAAATATTTGCAATAAGAAGAAATACATCAATCGAGGCAGATAACTTAACTCAAAAATTTGATGCTTTAGGAGTTTCTATAAAAACAGAAGCAGAAGAAACAAAAAGAATTGCAGAATTAAGAAGAGATGGGTTAAATCCAGCACTTGCAAAGACTATTGCTGGAATTGAAAAAGAAGGTCGATTAGCTAAAGATAATTTACAGGTGGAAATTGATAAGTTATTAGAAAAACAAACTAAAGTTGGACAACTTGAAGAAAAAGACCAGATAAGACTAACAACTTTAGAAAAAACACGGAATGAGATAGATGGTCAAGTTGACAGTTTATCGGATGCTGCAACTGCAACAGATAAGTTAAATGAATCTACAAAGGATATGAAATCTAATTTTGAAAAAATTGGAGAATCTATTGCTTCTGGTGTCAGCGATAATTTAACTGCTGCGATAATGCAAACCAAGACTTTAGGCGATGCTGCTAAATCAATATTAAATGATTTAAGTTCTACACTTATAAGACTTGGTGTAAATACATTGTTAGGTGGTTTAACAGGAGGTTCTTCTGGCATCTTTGGTAGCTTACCAATGTTAAAATTTGCAAATGGAGGCAACCCGCCTGTTGGTAAACCTTCAATAGTTGGAGAAAAAGGCCCAGAACTATTCGTACCAAAAAGATCAGGTACAATAATCCCTAACGATAAATTAGCTGGAGGTGGAAGTACAAATATTAGTGTAAATATAGATGCTTCTGGATCATCTGTTCAAGGCAATGAGCAGCAAGGAAAAGAGCTTGGCAGAGTCATTTCAGCAGCGATACAATCAGAATTAATAAAACAAAGAAGACCTGGAGGTTTATTAAGATAATGGCTACTTTTCCTGACTACAACCCTGTTTTTTCTGCAAATAAAACTGATATTACTAATACAAGAACAGTTCAGTTTGGTGACGGCTACCAACAAAGATTTACTTTTGGCATAAATCAAAACCCAAAACAATGGAGTCTTACATTTAATGTTGACGATGAAGATGCAACTGAGATTGAAACATTTTTAGAAGCAAGAAAAGTTGATGGAGCATCTTTTGATTGGTCTCCTCCAGATTCATCAACTACTTTTAAATGGATATGCCCTTCTTTTACTAAAGAAATATTTGAATTTAATAGAAATAGAATAAATGCAACATTTACACAAGTATTTGAACCCTAATGGCAAATCCTGTATCTGAAACCCAAGCAATAAATCCTGGTTCACTTATAGAGTTATTTGAACTGACAACAGATGCAGCTTTACATGGATCTGCTACTACATATAGATTTCACGCTGGCACGAATGAGGTAAATAATGGAAATATTATTTGGGATGGGAATACTTATATTGCAATACCATTAGAGGCTGATGGTTTTAAATATGCAAATGGTCAGTTACCTAGACCTACGTTGACAATCAGTAATGTTACTAATGTAATTACTGCAATATTATTGAATGTAAACCAAGTAACACCTGGAAATGACCTTACTGGTGCGATTGTAAAAAGAAGAACAACTTTAGCTAGGTTTCTAGATGCTGCGAATTTTGATCCTGTAGCGACAACAACTACAACAACTACTACTGTAGCTGATCCTTCTGATGTAGAGACTGTCACATATACTGTCACAGTAGTTCAAGATTCAAATGGAGCAAATGTTTTTGCAATAAATGGAGTGCAAAAACCAGTTATAACAATGAAACGTGGTTCAACCTATATTTTTAATCAATCTCATAGTTCTAATGTAAATCATCCTTTAAGAATAAAATCTGATGCTGGCGGACAGCAAACTACTGTTAATGCAGGAACTCTAGGTACAGATGCAACGGTGACTTACACTCCAGCATATCCAGGTGCACCGAATGATTTGAGATATTACTGCACAAGTCATGGGAATAATATGGGTAATACAATCACAATGAACAATCCGAACACGATCCAACAAGAAACATCTTCGACTACCACAAGCCAATCAAATCCTTATGGCACACCAGATCCTACAGCAGAATATCCACAGGAAATTTATAAAATAGATAGAAAATCAGCAGAAAACAGAGCAGTAGTTCAATTTGAATTAGCTGCTTCATTTGATTTGGCAAACATAAGGATTCCTTTGAGAGTCTGCACAAAAGAATTATTTCCTTCTATCGGTACGTTTATGCCATGAATGATTGGAAAGAAGCTGCTCTTAGTCATGCAAAACTTGAAGATCCTAGAGAGTGCTGTGGCTTATTGCTAAATGTAAAAGGTAAAGAAACTTACTATCCTTGCCGTAATTTATCCATGACCAATCATCAGTGCTTTATCCTTGATCCAGAAGATTATGTTAGAGCAGATAACACGGGAGAAATAACAGCTATTATTCATAGTCACCCAATAACACCACCAACCCCTAGTCAGGCAGACTTAGTTAGTTGTGAAAAATCAAATCTGCCTTGGCATATTGTTAATCCAAAGACAGAACAATGGAGTTATTGTGAACCTAGAGGATATAAAGCTCCTTTGATAGGAAGAGAATGGGTTTGGGGTGTTACTGATTGCTGGTCATTAGTTCGAGATTGGTACAAGGAAGAAAAAAATATTGAACTTAGAGACTGGAAAAGACCCACGACCCCAGAAGAATTTATTAAAGATCCTATGTTTGAAAGATGTGCGGAAGCTACAGGTTTTAGAGAACTAGAGCCAAATGAGAAACTTGAGAATGGTGATTTATTATTCATGTCTATACTCGATGCTGGCTTAAATCATGTAGCTATTTTTATAGATGGAGATGTCTTGCATCATTTTTCTAGTAGACTTAGTTGTAAAGAACCATACTCACCTTGGTTACTAAAATGTACAGGCAAGAGGTTGCGTTATGTTGCGTAAATTAAAATTGTATGGAGAATTGGCTAAGTTTATTGGTCATAAAGAATTTGAAATAAAAGTGCATAGTTTACCTCAAGCTATTAGTTTTTTAAGAAATAATTTTCCAGAAGTTGAATCTTATATGAACCCAAAATACTATCAGGTAAAAATTGGTGACTATGAAATCAGTAAAGATGAATTAAATTTTCCGATAGGAAAACAAGACATCCACATAATTCCTGTTATCAGTGGTGCTGGTGGAGATACTTTTAATACTATTTTGTTCGGAGGATTATTAATTGGTGCGTCATTCTTTTTCCCAGGTGCAGGATTATTTGGAGGAGGTTCGGCAGCAGCACAAGCAGCAGCAGCAGCTTCTCCAGGTTTGGCTCTCGTAGGTACAGGTTTGAGTGCGATTGGTGCTGGTTTAGTACTACAAGGTGTAGGTAATATTCTGTATCCAACCCAAGATATTGAGTTTGAAGATAACCCACAAATATCATTTAACTTCGCTGGTACGCAAAACACAGCAAGGGCTGGCACTCCAGTTCCTATTGTTTATGGAGAAATATTTACAGGGTCAGTTGTTATAAGTGGTGATGTAGATACAGAAGCGGTACAGGTATGATTGAAGATAACAAGTTTATTGCTGGATCTGGCGGTGGTGGTAAAGGCGGTGGTGGCGATCCACCAACTATTGCTGAAGATAATTTACATAGTAAACAGTTTGCGACTTTACTTGATCTTATTTCTGAAGGTGAAATAGAAGGTTTTTCTAGTCCATCAAAAGAAGGCCGAACTAAAGGCACTGCTGCCTACTTAAATGCTGCAAAAAAAGATATTTTTCTAGACGATACTCCTATTTTATCTTCTACGGCTGACTCAGCTAACCCACAAGATGTTGATTTTAACCACCAAAATGTAGATCTTGACATTCGTTTTGGTACTAATCCTCAAACTAAGATGTCTAAGGTTTCGGGAAGTGCTTCTCTCTTTACCGTAGGAGTAAATGTTGAAAATGGTACACCAATAACAAGACAACTTACTAACAATAGTGATTTAGATGCTGTAAAAGTAACTGTTACTGTTCCTATATTGCAGATCATTGAAGATGATGGAGACATAGTAGGAAATCAAGTTAGTTTTGATATTCAACTTCAGTACAATGGCGGTGGTTTTACTACAGTACATTCTGACACTATTAGAGGTAGAACAGCAGATGCTTATAATAGAGAATACAGAATTGCACTTACTGGTGCTCATCCTGTAGATGTTCGTTTAGTAAAAACAACAGATAATAGTACGGATAGAAATTTTAGAGACTTAGTTTGGCAATCTTATTCAGAATTAGAGGATGATACAAGCACATATCCTGATAGTGCCTTTACAAGACTACGTTTAGATTCAGAATTTTTTAGCAGGATTCCTGGTAGAAAATTTAAAGTTAGAGGAGTAAAAGTAAGGATTCCAGGTGCAGGAGCTAACTCATCAGGAACTCCAACTGTTGATTTACAAACAGGAAGAATAGTCTACCCTACTGGCTATATTTTTAATGGTGTAATGGGTGCTGCTCAATGGACAACGTGCCCTGCAATGATACTTCTTGATTTACTTACTAACACTAGATATGGGTTGGGTAATCATATTGTTGATAGTAATTTAGATTTATTTTCCTTTGTAACTGCCAGTAAATTTTCTAACACTTTGGTATCAGATGGATTTGGTGGACAGGAAGCTAGATTCGCTTGCAATATAAATATTCAAACAAGTATAGAAGCATTTGATGTTATAAGAACTTTATCAGGAATAATGAGATGTATGCCTATCTGGTCTGAAGGGGCATTACTTCTTACTCAAGATAGTCCAAAAGATCCAAGCTATTTATTTACTTTAGCTAATGTTGGCCCAGAGGGATTTAGTTATACAGGAAGCAGTTTAAAAACTAGAAGCACAGTTGTAGCGGTTTCATACTTTAATATGGAAACTAGAGATTTAGATTATGAAGAAGTCGAAGCGGAGGCAGCTTATAGAAGTAAATATGGGCTGCACGTTAAAAGAGTAAAAGCATTAGGTTGCACAAGTAGAGGTCAAGCCAGAAGATTTGCAAAGGCAATATTATTCGCTGAACAAAGAGAAACTGAAGCGGTAAACTTCTCTGTGTCAATGGAGTCAGGCATAGTTGTTAGACCTGGAACGATTGTCAGCATTGCTGATCCAGCAAGATCAGGCGTAAGAAGAGGAGGAAGAATCAGTAGTGCTACAACAACCCAGATAACTGTAGATGATTCAAGTGCAACTGATTTATCTGCTGAAAATAATCCTAAATTAAGCGTAATAATGCCAAACGGAACAGTTGAAACTAAAAATGTAACTGGAATATCAGGGAAAGTAATTAGTATTGATTCCTCTAGTCCATTTAGCACTACTCCAAATGCCAATAGTGTTTGGTTACTCGAAAATGATACTGTTTCTGCTCAGTCATTCAGAGTCATGTCTGTTGAGGAAAATGATGGAGTTAGATATGGAGTTTCTGCTTTAGCTTATGTAGATGAAAAGTACGCATTTATTGAAGATGGAGAAACAATAATACCACAGCAAATATCAATTTTAAATCTTCTCAAACCTCCTCCTACTGGATTAGATGCTGAAGAAGTAATTGTTTTAATTAATAATCAACCTGTATCCAAGTTAATTGTTAGATGGCAGTCTGTAATTGGTGTTTCTAACTACATGGTGAACTATAGATTTGATGATAATAATATTGTTTCAGCTACAACAAGCAGCCCTGATTTTGAAATATTTAACACAAAAGTAGGATCTTATGAAGTTTCTGTTCGCAGTTTAAATGCTGCATTAGAACCTAGTGCTACGGCTGCTACAAGAACTTTTACAACCATCGGTAAAACTGCTGTTCCTGCTGATGTTACTGGACTTACAGGAGAACCAATAAATAAAACAACTGTAAGATTACGCTGGAATTTAGCAACAGATTTAGATGTAACTCATGGTGGTCGTGTTTATGTAAGACATTCTACAAAAACTGATGGAACGGGAACATTTTCAAATGCTACAGATTTGGTGGAAGCATTAGCTGGTAACACGACTATTGCTGATGTTCCATTACTTGAAGGAGAGTATATTCTTAAATTTCAAGATGATGGCGGTAGATTTAGTACAGGTGAAGCAAGTGTAATTATAGATTTACCAGATACAGTTGATGATAAATTAATTCAAACAAGAAGAGAAGATTTAGACGTTCCAAAGTTTCAAGGGACAAAAACGGACGTTGCTTTCGATGCAACAACAAATTCTCTTAACTTAATTGGTGGTGGCCTGTTTGATGATATTGGTGGAAGTATTACAGGAACATTTGATGACGTTGCTTCTATAGATGATCTTGGTGGTATTAAGCCTTTTGGTACTTATGAGTTCGGTGGAACAGCAGGAGGAACTTTCTTAGATTTAGGAGATGTATTTACCTTAGATTTAAAACGTCATTTCTTGACCGAAGCCTTCTTTCCGTCAGATTTATTCGACTCAAGAGATCTTGGTTTCCCTACTACTGGTACTTTTGATGGAGATGTTGCAACTGAAGTTAATGCTGAAATGTTAGTTGCAGTTACTCAAGATAATCCTAATACTGGATCTCCTACTTATAAACCATTTCAAACTTTTGCAAACGGAAGATATAAAGGCAGAGGTTTTAAATTCAAAGTTAATTTAACAAGTAACGATCCTGACCAAGATATTAGGGTATTTCAGTTAGGCTATACAGCTTCTATGGAACAAAGAACTGAACAGAGTCCTTCGACTACAGCAAGTGGAGCAGGAGCAAAAGCAGTTACGTTCCAGCATCCTTTCTTTGTCGGTACTGCCAATACTGAAGGTGGAGCAAATAGTATATTGCCTTCAGTTGGTATTACTGCACAAAATATGCAATCTGGAGACTTTTTTGAAATATCAAATGTATCTGGAACGGGTTTTACTGTTCATTTCAAAAACTCATCAAATGCTTCAGTTGATAGAAATTTCAGCTATCAAGCTGTCGGATTTGGTAAAGCAAGTTAGAATAGGTTCAATGTTACTTTTTTAAATGGCTAGACCAGGCTCTACTACCAGCGAAACAGGTAATAATTATAATACCGCCAACGGAACGGGTGCTGCGGTTCGTGCAAAGATCAATGAAATATTCACAGCCTTAAGAACATTAAGTGCTGGAAGTAGCGATCCATCAGGAGCAGCAAATATAGCTCAGTATCAGGCTCACATAAATACTTCTACAAACTTATTAAAAATAGCAACAGCAGTTTCGGGAGATAGTGCAACTTATAACACGTTAGGAAATATAACGCTTGATAATTTAGGTCATGTTGTAGCAGCAAGTCCTACGATGACAGGTGATGTTACGATGTCATCTACTGGATTTTTAAAAGTTCCTGTTGGTAACAATGCACAGCAACCTGGACAATCTGGAGCACCTTCAGCAGCAGCAGGACAATTCCGATATAACTCTGATACAGGACAATTTGAAGGCTATACAACTTCTTGGGGATCTATTGGTGGAGG